ACCAACCAAGCGCTTAAATCGCTCAGACCGTCCAGAGTGTTTAAACTTGCCCGATCCCGACGTCTTTTTAACAGGCCTTAAACACTCCTATTGACGTCCCTGTGGGCGGCAACCGGACTTTCGATGCGTGGTTGCGAACGGGAGCAAAGCGCAGGCAGGGGACATAGCCCTGCGGGGGGGGGCACGCCCTGAGAAATTGTGCAACAAAGCCTGCCTACGAAAAAAGAAAACTAGAAAGGAGGCTGTAGCTCGCCACGCTTTTCTGCAGTATGTGACACGCTTTTTTGCAGCAGACGCATTTTTGTTGGCCGCCAACCAAGGGCTTTAAGCGCTCAGACCGTCCAGAGCGTTTAAACTGGCCAGAATCGTGCGTCTTTTTTACCGGCCTTAAACACCCTCTTAAATGCCGTTTAATCAGAATGTGCGGGCCATGGACCTTTCTACAGAGCTATTTTTGGGGATCAAAGAATAGTGGTACGATTACATGTCTAACGTGAAACTGGAGCCCCGTTGATGGGCATTGGTGTTCCGTCCGGAAGAAAAGATTGGGAGCGGCGAGTGGTTCGACGAGATCAACTTTTCCTGCCAAGTTTGGTAAGTGATCTTGCCATTTCATGAGGGTTTTAAATGCGTCCTGCGCCCAGCAATAAATTACAATTTCACCACGGTCTCGGCCGATTGATGCCACACCGTATCTAGTGGATAGCTGAAGGAAACCTCCTTCGACGTTCGCAGGGCCATGGTAAATCTTAGCTTCCCCAATCCACAAAAAGTCATGTGGCCCTCTCACGTGGATATCTACATGCCCTCCAGTTTGAACGTCGTGCTCAGCGAGAACGCCGGAAACCTGAAGCATCTGCACCACTTGAACCGAGAGCTGATCCTCGCCAACTTTTTCTTCACGATTTAGATGGCGAGCCTCCACCAAGCGGCGATAACACTGATCAACCAAGCGTTCCAAGAGTTTGAAACGCTCATTAAAGGTCTGGGGCAGCATCCACTCAATAGCGAGGCCGCCGGGCGTTCCCGCACACCGTGTTCTTAGGGCTGCAATCGTTTCCTGTTCTCCCACTAGTCAAGTACCTCTGCCCGAAGGGAGTAGAATAGATGAAGGTGCGTTTCAGGATCTGGGACTTCGTCGCCAGTTGCAGGATGAATTAGCACTCCTTCAATTATGGCGGATCGAAAAGCACAGTCGTCTAACACGAGAGGTCCGCTTTCAAAATCATCCAGGTACCCGTGAACATCAAGAAGGGCGTAATCAGATGTTGTGAGGATAGAAAGAGCGGCTAGCATTTCGTCTTCATTCGCTTGGCCTTCCACTACACGAGAAACATCACGGAGTGTTACGAATGAACCTTCGTCAGACTTGAGGCTATTGAGCCAATCGGTGATACTGAGACAAGCACGAAGTATCTCGCCCGAAATATCGGACGAGACCAGCCAATCATGTGTTCTCTTGATACCCATAGGCATTAATAGCACATTTCCTAGGCCGTCAATTTGACCTTTTGTCCAAGTCTTTCGATAACAAACTCATAGTCGGCTGCTCGAACGCATCCCCCGATTACGGCACCCGAGATTGTTGGTTCACCCCCAGGACCCTTTCCTGATGGACCTGTGGCAGCCAGAAGAATGGAAGGCTTGAAGAACAAATTGTCCTCAGTAAACGACCATTCAACTGTAACCCGGTACAGATTGATCTCAGTGTCTAACCCAGCTTTTCCGGCAAGATGGTAGGTCTCATCCCTTTGATCGATTTGGCCCCTACGCTTAATGATTTTTTCGTTCTTAATGCCGCCGGTTGTTGTGGAGAACATGATTTCGGTGACCCGGCCTTCTTTTTTGTCGTCATAAAAATTCCGAACGGCAGGGAAGAGATTGATTGCCTTCACAAGCTTCACAACACCTAGAGAATTTACGAGTTCTCTCAGCTGGGAATGTAGTGCGTGGATAGCGTCCTGGGTCATCCCCTTCGGGTAATCAATCCTCAACTCAATATTGTCACGATGATGGGGCACCCAAATCACACTCATGATTTGCTCCCATTGGAAAGTCACCCCAACAATTTCATCATATCGAGCTCGAATTTCGTCCGGGTGTCCGAACTCCTCAAATGGGATATCTTCCCGCTTCTTCATTTGAAATGCTGAGCTGAAAACCAGGCCGATGCCATCGTCATCCGATTCAACGCTGACAGGAGAAAACCCACCTGGATGTTCGATCAGCTGGTCTTCTGTCAGGTGATTGGGAAAGCTGAGAGCCGCGGCGATGTCAGGGATTTTCTGGTCAACCAGTTTTGCCTGAAGAGCAGTGCGGTCTTTGGGGTTCAGCGGGTAAAGCTTGGTAAACTTTTGGCCGCAAAGAATGTGCTCTATAACTTGGTCTTGGAGAGGCCCTGCGTCAGGTTGCACTGGTAGCTGTTTGATCTTCTCAATTGTTTTGTTCCAGCCTAGCCCAGGTTCAATCCCTGCTTTTAGCAACAGTACTCGCGCATCGGTCCAAGACATCCGTTTGCGCATAGAATTCAAAGTTTTCAGAATCATTTTGTCCCCCTCAGAATACCAGCACTCTTTCAGGTTGTAAGTGATTCCACCAGAACTGGAACGGCTGGGCTAACCTCCCGCTTCATAAGACCGCACCCAGCTTAGGGCTGGGAGCAGAAACGATAAGTATTCGAACTCAGCACGTCCCTGAGCTTTACCCTATATAGCCCAGCTCAGCCCTCAGATCGCGCCACGCGCGCGCAGCAGCCATTGGGACCACCCCGTTACCGGCTGCAGCGGATCGGTCCAACCGGCAGGCCATCCCATCATCCAGTCGCTGAATGCAGGGTTGAAGGTCAGGGTGCCGTTCGAGTGTTTTTCGCCATTGAGCAAAATCACCCGGCAAGGGTGGGAAGAGAGGAAGCGGTCCCCCTTCCAGCCCGAGGCCTTCAGCAGCATCCACAGCAGGGTCCAGGACGACGCCTGGTTCTTCAGGCCAATCTGTGACCCCACCTGGTTCTGGTCGGTCTTGTAGGCCATCCCGGCCGGGCTCATCACGATGCAGGCCCGGTTGCCGCTGCCCTTGAAGGTCGGCGTGGCCCAGAATGAACACCCTTTCACGGGTATGCGTTGCGCCAACTTCCGCCGCTGATACGACGCGCGCTGCAATCCGGTAGCCCATTGCCTGAAGGTCGCGGGCGACGTCCTGGAGGCCGAGGGACAGATGCCCTGGGACGTTTTCGAAGAAGACCCATTCCGGGCTGACTTCCCCGACGATCCGGGCGACGTCTGGCCAGAGGTGGCGGGGATCGTCTTCGCCTTTTCGCAGACCGGAGAGAGTGAAGGGCTGGCATGGATAACCGGCAGTGATGAGATGAACGCGGTCGCGCCAAGGTCGGCCGTCGAAGGATTTGAGATCGTCCCAGACAGGAGCCGGAGCCAGGGACGCGTCCGCCATCCGTGCCACGAGAGAGGCCGCGGCTGAACTGTTTCGCTCGACATGACACACAGCTCGATATCCGGGTTCTGCGAGATGCACTCCGAGATCCAGTCCTCCGACACCGGCGCAAAGGCTGATGCCGCGAAAGTCGTCATGTCTTTTGGGGGAATGAAGAGCCACACGAGGGGTCCTTTCCTTTGCGATCTTGTCGCTCGGGTGAAGGGCTCGGGTCTGGCCTCACATGATTGAAAGCTCTGCAGCGCGGACATTTGATCGAGATCGGGCCGCGCAGGGCATTTAACACCATCTTGAATAGCAGTTTACGGCATCCGGAACAACGGACTTCTTGCTGGTCTCCCATGGGGAATCACCTCAATTATGGCGCTCCCTCGAGGGACGGAAGCGGCCTTGAAGTATTGTGGGTCGGCGGGGTCTGAGGTGAGACTTTGATCCCCGTGTCGGGGGGTGTTTCAGCACCCCCTGGCCTTTCGTTAGGAGGCCTCTTCGATACCGGCTAGGTGCCAGACCTGGTTCAGCAGCTTCACCTGGTCCATGAAATCACCGGGGGCCATTGTCTGGGGCGAAGGCAGGCCTGCGGCGTATCCAAGAAGCTCGGAGCAGAACCAGCGATCGGGGGCATGTCGCCTGATCGAAAGTGCCTGAGAAAACAGAATACCAGCATAGTCGTATCCATCGCCAAGATGGACGGCAGCGCGCGACCACATGTTGAGCGGTGCCCAGGCGTTGATCTCCACGAACTCCCAGTTCTCGGGCTTGAAGTCGATCAGTTTGACCCGCACGCCACCGTCGCGGGGAGAGGACGAGATGGCAGCGGTGCGGTGGATGCCGTTTGGCAGATCCACACCTTCGCGGACCAGCTCAACGTGGCTGAACTCGGACCTGGTCACCCAGCGGATCACCCGATCGGCAAGGTTTCCTTCGCCGCGATAGAATGCCAGGCGCAGCTGCTCGCTCATGTGCTCTTCTCCTCGTTGTCGCGTTCGCTGTCGAAACTGGTGACCAGGACGGCGTCCAGGCGGTGTTCGACACGGTTGACCAGCCATTGGCCGGTCAGCTCGGGTTTGATGTCTGGCAGCTCGGCATAGGCCTCAGCACTCAGGCTGGGATAGAACCCGGCCAGGGAGGCGCTGAGCTTGCCGCTGGCGCGCTTGGAGCGTGTCAGGGCACTCTCGGCCGCGCGCTGCGCTTCGGCCTGTGTGGCGTGTCTGTGGCGCAGTTTGAGGGCGGGTTTGCCGTCGCCTGCGCTGACCTGATGAACAGCGGCAGAGCCCAGCTCGGACCACTCGGCCGTGACCTTGCCATAACGACCCCGCCCAGTTGCGGTCCAGGTCAGGTTCGTGATCTCGCTGGCCGCGATCACCGGCGTGGGCAGGTCCTGACCATCAGCCGATTTCCCTTCGCCGCGCTTCACAATGACCAGGGCGTCGCCCGCCGGTTTTGCGGTGGCGTCGAGGTCGCGGGCCATCCGGGTCAGCAGGTTCAGATCGCTCTCGGCCGTCTGCGCCAGGTATCCGAAGAAGGCGGGTTTCAGGCTGTCGCTGATGGCGAGGCGCAGGCCATGTTCGCCAGCGATTTTGGCGGCGATATCCTCGAGCGTTTTGCCTTCCCAGGCGCGTGTCTTGGGAGAGCGAATGCCTTGCAACATATCGGCTGCCTTGGCCTTGATCGTCATGGTCTTGACCGGATAGTCGCCGCTCAGCTCATCCACCGTATAGGCCCCCATGAAGGTGAGGCCGGTTTCTTTGAAGCCGATGGAGATCTCCAACCGAACGCCGGTTTCAGGCAGCTCGACCCGATAGTCGCGGTCATCGATGACGATCTCGGCCGTGTCGGATTTCATGCCGGCCTCATCAACGATCGTGAGGCTCTTTAAACGATCTTTAAACAGGGCTGTAACGTCTTCGCCATCGGCGAGGATCTGGAAGGCCACGCGCATGATCAGGCCCCCCAGAGACGGATCGGCCGGGCAACAGGCTGCGGCGCGGCATCCGGCAAGGTGATCAACACACCAGCGGGCAGGACCGGGCCACGCGCGGCCAGACCGGGGTTCACGTCATAAACGGCCTCGACCATGTCGGTGCTGCCATAGTGGCCCAGGCAGATCGCATCGACCATGTCGCCCTGGGTGGTGCGGTAGAGGCTCACAGCCCGTCCCTCCCATAGCTTTGCAGCGTGATTGAGAAGTCGATCTGCTTTGGGGCCCCGTCCCGCATAAGGATGCTCTTGCGCTCTTCCACGCGCACGATCACCCAGCGTTTCCAGACCCAGCCCAGACCATCAACCATCATCATCGGCTTGCCGGTTCCAGCCTTCAGCCGCATGAACTCCATCTGGCGCAGACCGCCCCGGAAATGGGGATGGATCACACCTTCGATCGTTACCTCCTGGGCATCCGGGCCGGTGAACTGCAGCGCAGGCGCGCGACCAATGCGATCAACCTTGCCCCAGCGATAAGAGGCCGAATGGCTGAAGCTCTGATATGCCTCGGCCGACATGCCGAACCGGAACACGCCCAGGGCCATCATGACGAGTGCTGACATCAGTAATCTCCTCCGTCGTGCAGATCCCCGCGCCGCGCGTCATCGCGCCGCTGCAGCTCGGCCGCGACAGCACGGGCAATGGCCTGTGGGTCCTGACCAGGCGCGGGGTGGATTGCGATTGTGATTGTGTCGCCCTGGCGCTGAACCACGGGGGCGGCGGCTGGCATGGACAGCGCCGGGCGGCGATCAACGCGATCAATGATGTCTTCCTGGCTGGGCATTGCGGCGGCGGGGGCGGCAATTGCGCCGGCGGCCATGGCGGCTTTCAACACCCGGCCGGGCAGGATGGATCCGGATACGCCAGGCACGAACACTTCGCGGCCGCGCTCGCCGACCACATAAGGCAGGCCAGCCCGGACCGCGCCGCCAACGTCCCGGCCGGGTGGGGTTTCAGAAGGATCGCCGCCGCCGACAACCCAGTTCCAGGCCGATTTCATCCAGGCAGGAATGATGGCGCTGAGGCTGGCGCTGATTGCATCGACCATAGGCCCGACGAGGGAGGCCATGCCGTCCCACAATCCTTGCAGCAGGGACACGCCGGTGTCGTACAGGCTGAACTCACGGAACGCGTCCACGATGTTCTGAGGCACCCCGACCAGCTCCATGATCTCGGCGATCAGGATCTGGGCGCCTTCCATGGCCAACGTCCAAGGGTTGAACTCGGAAATCAGCTTGAACACGCCCTGGATGATGCCCTCATCAAAAGCGGCTTTGACGGCGGCGACCTTTTCTTTGATCCAGGCCGTGATCCGGTCCCAGGCGCGATAGACGAGATAGGCCAGCGCCGCGACCGCCATGATGGTCAAACCGATCGGGTTGGTCAGCATGAAGACGCCAAGGCGCAGGAAGGCTTTGCCCAGCAGGCCAACCCCTCTCATCAGCCAGAGAATTGGTCCCTTTGCGATCCAGGCGATCAAGCGGCCGGCCGCGCGGATCGGTGACATGGGCAGACGCCAGATCAGGCGCAAGGCAAGGAACGCGCCGTAGACCTTCAGGAGGGTGCCGATCAGGGAGCCATTGGCCCCCGTCCACTCGGCCACTTTGCCAGCGATACCGCCGAGCGCGCCGCCCGCATCAACACCCAAGGCGCGCCACGCTTCTTTGCTGGCATCCATGGGGCCGAGGATGTTGGTGAACCAGGTCCAGATTTCACGGGCGTATGCGATCACGCCTTCGAGCATCGGAGCGGCTGGCCCCAGGGCGTCCTTGAACCCCTGCCAGAAGCCCTTGAAGAACTCGCCCAG